TTCTGTGTCGGCATCATTTATGGTATTAACTATTTGTTCTTTCTTAATCATTCTAAATGGTTTGTTAAACAAAACAAAACATAAGGCATCAAGTAGTGTTGACTTACCACTACCATTTGTTCCTATAATAAGTGTTGTTGGGGCTTTGTTTAATTCTATTTCTATTGGAGTATTACCGGTAGATAAAAAGTTTTTCCATTTAATTTTTTTAAACACTATCATGTTTCACTGGCCTCTACATATAATTCTTTTGCGAATTTTTTTAATTTGTTTTTGTCTAATGTTGTATCTACTTGATCTATATAATTGCCTAAAAATGTTAATGTATCTTCTCCTTGATCTAATATATCTTCTCTAACTGTAGATGTAATATCAGAGGTCAAATCTTCTATAATATTTAATTCATGTACGTTTATTTCATTATGAAATCTATCTACTAGTTTATTAAACATATCGACATCTGTTTTATTAGAAATAAACAATTTAACAAAAGTATTTTCAAAATCTTTTAAATCTTTTTTAGTATAATCTTCTGACTTATCATTATAAATTAATTTCTTATGTACCCTTAATGGATTGGTTACTCTTGTTAGTTCTCTTGTTTGTGTATCAAATATATGAAACCCTTTTGGACATTTGTAATCTGACCAAGTTATTTCATAAGGACAACCAAGATAGTAAATATGACCATCATCTGATTTCTTATGAAAGTGTCCTGATAATACTTTTTCAAATCTTTTAAATAGAGACTTATCTAATCCTTGTTCATTTAAATGACCTTTGTGCATTTCGAATCCTTTTATTTCTAAATGCCCCATAACTATTTGTGCTGTTGAGTTTTCTATACTATGTAAAGAATCTTCCATGTTGGTATCGCAAATCCAAGGCGCCAATAATATATCTAAGTTATCTATTGTAATTGTTTCGCAAGAGGTATAAATCTTTGTATTTTTTGATATACTTAAATTTTGTAATGCGTTTACTTCGTTTGTGTTTTTATAATATGTATCGTGATTACCTATTATTATATGAGTGTTGATGTTTAATTCTTCTAATCTATTCCAAAACTTTAATTTAAAGTTGTAAGCTGTATTGTGATTAATAAACTTTCTTCTGTCTACCACATCTCCTAAATGAATTAAGGTCTTGATATTATTCTCTTGTAGATAAGGAAAGAAAACCTCATCATAAAATTTATTAAAATAATTTATAAACGCTGGAGAATCATTACGAGCTCCCCAATGCGTGTCGGCAATCAACGCAATTTTCATAACCCAATAAAATAATCTAGCTTACCTTTTCGTGTTTTTCTTTTTTTTAATTTTTCTTTTTTTATTTCTTTATATGTTGTTAAACTTTCAATCTTAGGTTCTTCTACTGGTAAGTTCTTCTTTAAAAATTCCGTAAATTGATTGTGAAATTCTCTATCTTCGCCTGGCTGTAATGCCATATCATCAAAATTTGAATCTAATAACATTTTGTTCTTGATTGTAACCTGTTTCTTTTCTTTTTGTATTCTTCTAATAAAAGCATAATATATGATCTGTGTAAAGTATGCAAAAGGATTATTTGATTTATCAGGATCAAAATTATCCAAATATTGTAAACAGTTTTCTATACCATCAGATATCATGTCATCTCTAAATGTATAATTAATAAAATTAGGTCTAAAGGATAAGTGATTCGCAATTTTTAAAAAACAAGTTCCAATATAATCGGTAACCGGTGGTTTAATTGCTCCTTCTTTCTTGGCCAACTTACACATCTTCTTGTACTCTATCATAGCTGCCAAAAAATCTTTATTGCTTACGTAATGTTCTTTTGATTTTTTTGATGTTGTCATAATCTAAATATACTACAGTTTGTGTTTATTGTCAATGACTTATACAAAAAAAGTCGGTTCCAGGATGGGTTGACTTTTTCTATTTTATCCGTATAATAGGCGTGTAGCCTCTTTGATACAGAATACTCCAGATTAATGGATAGTTTTCCTAATATCTCTAAACTCGTCCCACAATTCATTAAACTCATTATTTTCTTCTTCACTTAATTGTTCCATTGTATGTTCACTTCTTTTAGGCACCACTATCTTGTCATACTTCTTAGATACATCCATGTAACTCTTGGTCATTTCTTCGGTGGCATTTGTAATTGTAACGATTTTATCTTTTGGAATAGTTATAATAGTATCATTAGTATAGGCAGTCCATTTTATAAGAGCGATATAATCTTTAAGACCTCTTGCTGTTAATTGAGATACATATTTAATTTGTAAAGGTTTATCTATACGCAATAATGGAGTTTTATCTGGCAACTGTTCTTTAGCCAGACTACAAACAATGTCATCACCATTAATTAGTTTTATTATTTTTATTTGGTTCATTGTTATTATTATTTATTAGTTCTATGTTATGTATTTCATAGTTAAAGTTTTCAGAAGTATAAATGTTTATTCTTTCTCTGAAATGGGCCAGTGTATAGTTCTCTTTACCATTATAAGTTAGATCATCAGCAATATCATATAAAGTAGCGGCCGAATTATCATCTTTCAATCTTAAACCTCTACCAATAGATTGTAAATTACGAATACGAGATTTAGATGGAGACGCAAAAACTATATTATGTAAATTTCTTATATTAATACCAGTACTAAACGTTCCGTAACTGGCGATTATAATTGCGTTATCCGATTTCTCAGTTATAAATCGTATCTTTTCTCTTTCTTCAGCCTCTACACCACCATAAACAAAAAATATTTTTCTATCTTCAGCTTTATCTTCTATAAGTTGTTTTAATATTACACCATGTTTTTCTACATACTGAAACAATACCAAAGAATTGCCTTGTAAACTTAAACACAAATTTCGAATATACTTATTTCTTTTTTCATTTGATACTAAGAAATCCATTTCCTCTTGATAACTTTTATCTTTTAAAAAATGTTTAGAGTTTTTATCATGTTGTAAAACTAAACATATAATTTTTAAATCGGCTAATTGTTTCTTCTCTTGTAATTCAGAAGTTGATGTAACTTTATTAACGGCACCAAACAGGCCTTCTAAAACTAACTTGTTAGTCTTAGTACCATCTAAAGTACCGGTAAGACCTATTCTATATTTACAATCTTCAAGTTTAGTCATTATCTTACTTAAAGAAACGGCCTTAAATAAATGACATTCATCTCCTACTACCATACCAAAAGATTTAAACCATTTCTTTGGCATATTATATATTGATTGCCAAGTAGATATAACTACATTTTTGTTTGTTTCTTTATCATGACCTTGATATATTCTATGTATATTCTTGTCAGGATTCCAGCCATAATCTTTAAAATCTTTATATAACTGTTCTACTAAAGAGGTTGTCGGCACTATAATTAGTATCTTATTGTTTACTTTTTCCTTCAACCTTAACAGATTAAATCTTACTAATAGATAAACTATTAATGATTTACCAGAGGCCGTAGGCGATAATAATAAACAACGATTCTTTTGAAGAGCATGAACAAATGCTTCTTTCTGATAATCTCTTAATTCCATTGGTATTTTTAAACCAGATACAAATTTATCTACCAACTTTCTATCTACAACAATGTCTTTTATTTTAGTACCGTCAACTACTTGTATTTTATTATCTTCACACCACTTAACAATATACGGATAAAGACCAGCAAAGATTTGACCAGTAGCATAAGAAAACAATCTTATTTTACCATCCCACCATTTGTTTCTAAATTGAGGAGTAAATTTGTAACCAGGAACTTCAAAGGTAAAATATTCAGATAATTCTCTACGTATAGCTTCATCTGCTTCTATTTTAAGATAGACTTCGTTTTTTTTATCTATGATGATATATTTTGTAAGTGTCATACGTATTAAATAAATTGAGGACCTACTGACCAACCTACTAATACTTTTCTTGTTCCACTTGTAACTGGATTGACTTTATGCCAAACAAAAGATGGAAATGATATAACTGTTCCTAATGTAAACTTATCACTAAACTTAGTATTAATATGTTTTTCTGGTTTTGGATTTGGACTTGATATTTCAAATTCTCCTCCTTCATAATCTTCATTTAAACATAATGTAAAACTTATTTTTCTTACGTAACCATTTGGATATGGTTTACTATGACTATCAATGTGCCAATCATAATGATCATTAGTTTCATAAACAGTATATTGTAAAGGTTCAAATTCTTTCAAAGAAAAATTCCATTTGGCTTTCTTATTATGATCCAATATAATATCATTCATATCTTTATTTAATTTTTCGTTTGTTAACCAAGCAACTTTAGACTTTCTATTTAAATCCAAACCATCTTGTATTTTAGCAATTTGTAATTTTGATGTTTCTGATTGTGATATTATATCATCACAATAACTTCTATTAAAACGGCCTATAGATATACAGTGAGTATTTTCTAAGTACATTATACAGCACCACTTGTAAATCTACGCCACTCTATAGCATTTTTAATTGTGTAAGTTCTATTAACTATTACTCTAATTGTTTTATCTAAAAAATCTATTACAGTATTTAAATAGGCCACCTTTTGAGTTAATTTTTGTATCTCCTCATCAGCTTCTAAGTACTTGTCTATGTCAGTTTTTAATATTTTAAAGTTGAAAGGTTTTAATTGATAAACTTGTGGGCTAGATTTACCTGTATAATATTCCCATTTAT